AGTTTTTCGCTCTTTTCTGTAGGGACGACTTGGAAAGTAAAAAATCAGTGAAATGGACGGCCTTATCCCTTCCCTCATACGAAACCAGCTCTTTCTCTAGGTTTGCTAGATCTTCCGTTTCTAAAATGGGTTCCATCACAAGACAACCTCCTGTTGTTTATTTTCCGTTACTTCGTCCAGCCATCTTTTCTGATTTAACCAAGTCGCAGGAAAGGGGATATACTTCCCGCCGTCTTTGATCCAGTCCTCTTGGGTTTTGTGAACCTCAACCGCAGAAAGTATTTTCTCAAACAAGTCGGGGCTGAAGTTTATTTTAGACCATGCTTTTAAAGCCTTATCTCTAGCCTTGTGTTTCGGATATGCTGAGTAGAAGGTTTCAAAAGGGTAGTCGTCCCCTTTGGGGGTTTCTGTCTCTCTCTCTGTCTCTTCTCTTCTCTTCTCTGGTGCATCATCTTGATATCCATTTGATATCACGTTGATATCACTCTGTTCTATCCAATGGGAAAGTGTTGATAATAAATGGTTTACGTTTTTTTCGGTCTTTCTAAGTCTAAAGGATAGACGTTCAATGGTAGGAATGTTGCCGTTGTTTTCGCTCGCCATTAGCCAAAGCATGATCAACGTTTTTGCGGATTCGTCTGGAAGGTTGTGCCATTCAATATCATCAAGTATGTCCCGATATAGTTTAATCCAGGGGGGTCTTCTGTCTTTGAAGTGCTGGAATTTGTGCCAATTTTTAATCTTGTAATCACTCATAAAAAAAATACCTCCGGCCTAAGCTTGTTTTCGGGACACGCCGACCGGAGGCCGCCCAATTAAGGGCAAAAAAATAGCCTCGACGTAAAAATGCCGAAGCTTCAAATTTTCTTAAACGTGTCCCGATAACCATTTGAAGAAGTTATTTTTTTATTATTCATTTGTCAACACTTAAATCACTTCCCATCCTATTGTTATTGGTGTTGGTGTGTGTTTTGTGTCCATATTGCAAGTATTCCCATTGCAATTTTTGTGAGTCTCATAACATTTTTTAGTTTTCATTTTCAACCCTCCGTCGATAATTTATTGTGACAAGATAAATATACATCCTATCTGATAGCTTGTCAATACTTATTTTCAACTATTTTAAAATAATTTCTATCTTCCCCTCTTGACAAATACCATAGATCTTTTATACTATTAGACCATGATAAGAATGGGGGAGAGTCCGACTGTCAGACTTAATACTAGGGGTTTACGTGTTCGCTATCGTTATATGGCCAACTGGACGGGACAAGTTATTTTTGAAGATACGCACAGGGCTGGAGTTAGATGGAGCGGTCAACCAGATCAAATTTGGAACGAACCAAAAATTTATTTAGATTATTTTGAAAAGAACCACAAATGATAAAAATAAAAAAAATAAAATCTTTCTACCCCACAAAGAAAGAGCGCAACATTAAGCTAACGTATAGTGATCCCGCTTCTTATTGGGATTTTGAACCAGTCAAAGAGTATCGCTTTAACTCTAAGATAGCACCAGAAGATCTTAAGACCATCCAAAGACTTAAGAACTCAAGAAAAAAAAATATTAATTTGGTCAACAATCTTGCCAAAAGTCGCACAAGAGGCAAGTAAATGGATCTCCAGGAGAACCCCGAAACAGGGTTTTTGGAATCATTCCACAACGGCGAGATAAGAGCCTTTACCAGTGAGAAGAAAGTAAAATTTATTGAACTCGCCCACGAATATGTCGAAAAATACCACAACTTCCCGCCAACCCACGAACTTTGCAAAGCAGTAGGAATATCAAACCGCACTTTCTCCATGCACCAAAGAGAGGATGATCAATTTAAAAAGGCATGGAAGGAAGTCCAGTCAACCCTCCAGGCTCACTTCACCCAAAAGCTAGGAGAGAAGGCAAACACTAAACAGGGTACACTGGCAAACCTAGCAGCTTTAAGGTATCTGGAATCTGGTTCTTGGAATCCAACAGTGGGTTTAAATCCCAATTCGTCCAATTCGCCAACAAAAAGAATAATGGAACACTTTAACGAGTACATTGATGCAGAAATAGTGCCAGAATCCGGCACGAATTCGAATAATAACAAACAGATAACGGGTTAAAATAATGGCAATTCTGGGGCATAATCCACGTTTGAATGAGAAACGCATTGATATTGCGTGGTGTTTCGGATTTGTTGAATAGAACATAATGTAGATTATCAGAAGTAAACAATCCAAAACCGTTGACTATCAAGGAAAATAGAAATGAAAAGTAATTCTAAAAATCGTCAGGACGGTTCAAAAAACCCCACCCCCCCTCCTTCATACCATACTAAGCCCCCCGACAGGACGCAGAAACATAAAGGGATTTTTAAATCCGACAGGAGACGCAATACTAAAGGGATTTTTTCCGACCCCCGGATTGATGTACGGTTAAAACGATCAAAATTGAGCCAGGATGGATTTGGTGATGGGTACAATGTGATTTGCTGTGATGGGGATGAAACGGTGAGCCTTGACGTTAGCAGGCCGATTGTGACGAAGGGTAGTGTGGTGTTCACGACTCGATTGACGTATAAGCGGGTTGGGTGGAATAAAATCGGATGAACGAAAAGGCTCAGGTAACGAAAGCGGACGTTGAGGCGATCCGGTGGAGGTGCAAGAACGATTTGAAGTTCTTGTGTCAGGCGATCTTTGGGTACAAGGATTGGAGTGGTAACAAGAAGTTGCATTATGATATATCTGAGAAGTTAAAATCGCCTAGTAAATTCAAGTTGTTTTTGATACCTAGGGATCATTTAAAGAGCAGTATTATAACGAAAGCAGGGTCTACACAACGTCTTTTGAATAACCCGAACATACGGATTTTGATTGCAAATAACACCTGGGACAATGCCAGGAAGTTTTTGGGGAGTATCCAGAAATACTTAAGAAAGGGGGAGGCTCTGAGTTATTACTTTGGGGTGTTCGAGTCAGATAAATGGAACCAGGATGAGATAGTAATAAAGCAGCGGACTCAGGTTCTGGATGCTCCCACGATTGCGACAACGGGGTTGGAAAAGGAACAGACATCTCAGCATTACGATTTAATTATTGCTGACGACTTAGTAGCCAGGGAGAACGTGCAGAGCAAGGAGCAGAGGAACAAAGTCAAAGCTTATATTAACAGCCTGATTGCGTTAATGGAGCCAAATGCTGAGCTGTGGGTGGTTGGGACTCGTTGGTCTGAGGACGACGCATACGGTGATTTAATCGAGGAGGGAATATGGGACGTAATGCAAAGAGGGTGTTACGACGAAGAGTCAGGGGAAAAAAAGCCGATCTTTCCGGAGAAGTTCTCCTTAGAGAAGCTGGATTTTTTGAGGGCAAAGCTTGGTCCCGTTTTGTTCAGTTGTTGGTATCTAAACAACCCCATTGCAGAAGAAGCCGCCGACTTCAAAAGGGAACAGGTACACTTTTACGAGGTCGGTACACCCCATCCGTCTAGCCTCTATTTGGCGGTTGACCCTGCCATGTCGCTTGGTCAAGACGCAGACTTTAGTGCCGGTGTCGTAGGCGGGATGTTCGCAGACCGAAAGATCCGGATTGTGGATTATTTTAGAAAGAAGGTAATCCCGAATGACCTCATAAACGAGATCTTTAAAATGGTTAAAAAGTGGAATATAAGGAGGATGGGAATAGAAACGTTCATGTTCCAAAAGACGTTAAAATTTGAGATTGAACGCAGACAACGTGAAACCCAAACCTACTTCTCAATTGACGAATTAGGCCGTAGAAACACGGGTCGCGGGGAACCTCTTCTTAGCAAAGAGGCCCGCATCCGGCTCATGCAGCCCCTGTTTGAACAGGGACTCATTGAGATCAGAAAAGACATGAGTGATTACGTTGATGAGTTACTTTCGTTCCCAAGAGGTAAGAACGATGACTTGATCGATGCTTCTGCTTGGTTGATCGAGAAACTGATACCGAGCCAGGGAACTTATATTTCAGAACAAGAAAAAGAAGGAACGATGGATTGGTGGACAAAGAAAATGCCGACAGCCAAGACAACAATTTACGAAAGGTTTATGGCAGATCTAAAATGATTGAACTGAGAATAGATGAAATTCAAATCGGAAAACCAGAAATAGCTCTTGACAACTTCAACAAAATAATGTCAAAGTTAGGACAGGTTCTTGACAAAGAAAGATTTTGTGGTACAATTACAATGAAGTACGAACACGGTAAAATGATGTACCTTAATATTAATCAAGGATTTACCGTCGGTGAATTGAATAAGACTTTAAATATTTGAGAGTGCTTGGAAACCAAGGCTCCTTTGGAACGAAAGTTCTATTGGAGCCTTTTTTATTTTAGGAGAACATGAACCCAAAGAATAAAGAATCTGTCGGAGTATCTGAATCTCCTCATTCCTCTTCTGAAAAAGAAGAGGTTGAGGCTTGGTTAAGAACAATTGAATCTACCGTCAGATGGCGTGACGGAATCTTAGACAAGATGGGTTGTAAAAGATTCATCGACGAATATAAAAATAAATGGGATTGGCTTCAGGCCTCAACAAGCATCCCCGTTATCCCGATTAATTTAGTTTACGCATTTGTTAAAACAGAAGTAGCCCGCCTTTATTTCCGAGATCCATGGATAACCGTAAATCCAAAAAGACATGAAGACATCGGAGCTTCTCAGATCGCAGAACAAATTATTAATTATTTATGGATTGATCTTAAATTAAAACCACAAATTAAACAGACAATACTCGAAGCCGAATTGGTTGGTCATTCCTGGATGAAAGTAGGTTATGCTGCGGAGTTTGGGACAGTAGAGTCTCAACCCAAGGAGGAAAAACGTGGACCAGGTAGACCGTCAACCAAGAAGTTTAAAGAAGTTGAAACGAACGAATATATTAAAAGTGAATCTGTCTTTGCCTACCATGTACCCTACAAAGATATCGTCTTCGACCCTTCAGCCACATATCCTTGCACTCATAACGCACGGTGGATGGCACACAAGATCGTCAAGCCTTACCGTGCCGTGGTTCAATCTGGAATATACGAAAACACCGATAAATTAAATCCGAATTCTAAAATACAAGACCCGAATTCAAATTTCAGCATAGGCGATAGTCTTCAGGAAGGATTTGGGAAAGATGTTAAGTCAGTTATCCTTTGGGAGATTTATGATTTAGATCATCAAACTATAACGACAGTTTCCCCAGGTTGTAAATATAAACTTCGAGAAATTCCTTTACCTGATTATTTCAACGGAGGTTTCCCCTTTGTTCAATTTTCTTTTAATCCTGTTCCTGGTGATGTGTATCCTCTCAGTGATATCGCCCCACACGAAGGACAAATAATTGAAATGATCAAGATGGTCTCCATCGAATTAAATCATTTGAAACGTTGGAATCGTCAGATGATTGTCGATGCGGGTACTTTTACTAAAGAAGAAAAACAAAAGTTCACAGACGCAAATGATGGAGCCGTAATAGAATCTTTAGGTACTAACGCTAAAGATAAAATATTTGTCCCTCCTTATGCTCCGGTTCAATCAGATATATATGGAGTCTTTCAACAGATATTTCAGATGTGGCAGATGATAAGCGGACAAACTTCAGCAGATCAAGGTGGTCAAGCCAAAACGCAAACCAGAACCCTCGGGGAACTACGAATGTCCATGCAAGGATCTAAATCCAGATCCGAAGAAAAGATTGATGTATTAGAGGATTCAATTGCTGAAGTAGCTCGTAAACTTATGTCGATCATTCAAAAGAAATACGACCTTCCTAAGATAACACGAATCGTCGGTCCTAAATCAGTTCAAGAAAAGATTTTAAAGATTTTACCTCAACGCCCCTCAGCCCAGCCCATGGTCCCAGGACAACCTGGTCAACCTCCGCAACCAAACCCGATTGCTTCTCAATCTTTTCAATCAGATTTTGGTTTTTCCTGGAATAGAACCGACATCATGGGAGAAATGGACGTAGACGTTTTGGCGGGTTCAACGGTACCGATGGACAGGGAATCTCAACTACAAATAATGGAAAAGATGATACCCTTGCTCCAGGCCGCAGGAGTGACTCCAGGATCACCGCCCGCTAAAGCTTTCGCCAGAGAGTTTCTAAGACTTGTCGGAATCATGAGTCTTGAAACTGTTATGGATTTAATTGAATCTCAACCTCAACAACCTCCTCCGAAGATGATGGAAACCCAGGTAAAGGTTCAGGCTAAGATGGCCGAGACCCAGATGAAGTTGAAAGGTAAACAGGCCGAGCAACAGATCAAATTAGAAGGGATGCGGGAGAAATTAAATATAGACAGAGAAAAAGGTCACATGGGATTACAGAAGGATATTATTCATTCTGTTCTGGAACAATTTAGAGGAAATTCTGAAAATAGTTCTGCAAACAGTTCTGCAAACGGAGATAGTAATGAACAGATATAAAAAATTGTCTTCACAATTAGGAAAAAAGATATCAGAGCCTGGTGCTCATATGGCTCATTCAGCCGTCGGTTTACTTCTTAAAAAAAGACGTCTTAAAGATCGAGAAATGTATATCAAAGGCGGATCTAGTCAAAAACCAATTAAAGAATACGATCCATTTCCAAGAGAACAAGTTCAAATTGTTTCAACTCGTGGCGATTGATGATTTGCGGTAACTGTGGAAATCAAAACGCCCGAATTTGGAAAATAGGCGGATCTGGAAAAGAAAAATGGGAGATGTGCGAACAATGCGGAGCATCATCTAGAGGAGTTCCAGATGTTTATTTTAAAGGAGCTTATTTAGACGAAAACATCTCTAGCGAACAATACCCAGGTGCTAAATTTATAACAAGCCGTCAGGAAAAGAAGATGTGGTTGAATAAATGCAATTTAAGGGAAGCAGGAGACCGGTATCACGGGGCAACATCCTTTGACCGAATCTCAAATAGACACGCTATGAAATCATTAGAAAGGAGCAAATAAAATGTCAAAAGATAAAATGATCAACGATACAACTCCGGTTAAGGATCAGGGTATTTTGGATACGACCTTGAAGGGAATGGAAGAGTTCGATATGAATAAAATGAACGATCCTGTTGGTTCTCATCCGTATCAGACTCCTAAACCGAATAAGAGTAAATAATATGCCGTTCTCTGATGAACTAAAAAACTTCAGAAGTAAGGGCTACGCTGAGAAAGGTTCTGGTAAGGATAAAGAAGAGGGTATGGATTCTGGTGAGAAAAATGAAACTCCACGGATCATTGCCTTAACAGATGAGGAAAAGGACTTGTTTAAAGATTCTCATCCTGGAGAAGATCTTTCTTGTGAGGTCCACGGTACTTTAGAATCTGACGGGCGGTTTCGGGTTATGACAGTTTCTCCGATGAACGGAAGTTATGGTGACGAGAAAAGCATGGCCGGACAGGTGGCCCAAAAAGTCATGCCTTCGGCGATGCCGATGATTAGTCCGAGTTAGTAATTAAATAAGGGGATAATTATGGATGAACAAGTTCAGACTGAAGTCACTCAAACTGTACCTGTAGAACAGGTTAATTCCGATCCATTTCAATTGGATGAGAACTCATTGGTATCGTTAAGCCCAGAACAGAGAGCTTCTCTTGATCCTATTATTGACACATGGAAAAAGAAAGCTTCTGAAGAGATTAGCCGTCGTGATTCTGAGATCCAAAAGTATAAGACATATGGAGATAAAGCTACAGCATTAGATAAGTTGACTCAGTATCAACCATTTGTTCAATGGTGGAATCAACAGTCTAATCAGGCCAAACAGGGAGCTACGGCTTCTCAACAGCAAAATATCGCTGAAACAAAGCCGACTGATATTGCTTCAAACCAGGAATGGCAAGAGGCGATCAGCGAAGCGTCTTATGGAGATGGTTCTAAACTTCAAAAGCTTCAGGCGAGAATGATGGCGACATGGGCGACTCCATTTGTTACGGAGTTAAGAGAAAAGCAACAGTCTCTCGATACGAAGATTGAATTGAGAAATCTGTTTGAAGATCATCCTGACGCAAAAGAATTGGACTCTATCGGTATTGATCCAAAGACAAAAGAAGGAACGAGCCTTTTGGAAATGGGTCTGGAATGGGCGGATAGAAATGGAAAGTCTTTAGAAGAAGGATATTCTATGTCAAGACGATGGGCTGATTCTATGCGGGTTCAAGAGCAACAAAAAGCAATGGGAATGGTTACGGAAAAGAAACAGACTACAGTTCAAGGTCCTTCTACGTCAAGTTCGAATCATTCTGTTACTGAAGTTGAAAGCATCGACGAATTGATGAAACGAAGCATGGAAGCAACTTTAGCAGGAAATAAAGACGCACGATTTGTGGTTAAAAAATAGTTGGTTAAAAAATAATTTCCATCATTAGATGGTTAATCTTGTGAAGGGGTCACAAAGATAAAGGAGAAACACAATGGCTTCACCGGATATAGTATTTAACTACGGCCCGAATAATGTAACGAGTCTCATCGCTACTACTCTCAGCACGTACGGAAAGACATTAGCAGACAACATTCACAAAGCCATCCCCCTATTCGCTTGGCTTTCGATTAAAAAAAGAGTAACGGAAGAAGGTGGAGCAACGATTGTTAGATCTATCGTTTATGGATCTAACACGACTGCTTCATTTTACGCTTCGGACGACATCTTGGATACGACTATTCAGGATAACTTCACGGCGGCTCAATGGCAGTGGCGTCAAGCTGCGGCCTCCATCGCCGTTACGGGTCGTATCGAACTTCAAAACGCCGGAAAAGCCCAGGTTATTGATTATGCGAAAGCTCAAATCGATAACGCTTTGGCTTCGATCAAAGAAACCATCGATATTAAGATGTTTTCTTCCTCTCAAATCGGTGCGAATATCACTCCTCTTCCGGCCATTGTGGCTGCGACGGGTACGGTTGGAGATATTAGCGGAACGACCTCTTCGTGGTGGCAGTCAACGTCCACCGCTTCAGGTTCTTTTGCGGCTCGTGGTCTTTCTGACCTTCGCACCGCGTGGGATAACGTTTCGGTTAAAATGCCTGCGGGTGGACCTGATTTGATTATTTCGGATCAGACTGCTTATGAAGCGTATGAAGCGACTTTGACTCCGACGGTTCGTTACTCTGACGTTTCCATGGGAGATCTTGGTTTCTCTAATCTTAAATATAAAGAAGCGGTTTGGACTTGGGACCCGAATGCGACCTCAGGAGCTATTTATCTCTTGAATTCAAAGGCGTTAGAGCTTGTTCAACATCAGAATCGTTTGTTCACAATGTCCGAATGGGTTAAACCTGCGAACCAAGACCTGAAAGTCGCTCAAGTGTTCTGGGCTGGAGAACTTACAACCAACAATCGTCGAAAATTAGCCGTCTTGACCGGAGTCACAGCTTGATTTAGCTGTTAAGGAGACATTATGGCTTCATTAAGAACACCAACGCCGATTGAAAACACGATGCCAGGATTGAGGCTTTTTAAAGTCTCGTCCTGTGTGACGGGTGATACGGTTTACGTAGCGGGTCCTGTTAGAAGCTGGCAGGTCGTTAATACAACGACAGCCGATGCTGTAACTGCGACCTACTCTGCTACGACTAGCCTATTCACGATTGTTGTAGCCAATACTCCAGATATTCATATTTGGGTTATGGCTTAGGAGGAATTATGGCTTTCAGTGCAACAATCACAGGTCAGTCATATTTCGGTCCAGGACATAGATCGATCAGAGGAACGTGGACAGGTAGTGCCGGAGATGCCGCAGGGACGATGACAGTAGCAGGAATTGTCCAGGAAGTGGTATTTCAGAAGTTTGATGCGAAGGATAATACGTATCAGATTATTCCTCGTGTTGAAAGAAGCACCACGGCAGGGATTACGACTCTGACAATCGAAAACCAGGATAATGTGACAGACGGATTCTTCACAATTGATATTTTAGGACAATAAGTGACTGGCTCGAAAGAGACCTTTCCGCAAGGAGACAGGCCGGATGGCCTAGCACTTAGATTAAGGGGTAAAGGTAGGACTTAAATGTTATTTAAACAAGCAGCTTTAGGCGACGAAAGAATTTTCGGAACCTATAAAAATGTTGAAGCTTCAAGCTTGACGACTGGATATCTTGTCGCTCTGGCTGCGGCTGCGGCCTCGTTTGACGGTACCCAGGCGTGTTTGGCTGGTACTGCGGCTACAGGTCGTCAGATTAACTGGATTGGAGTTGCGGCTAAAGATATTGCCCCGAACGCCTATGGTTTGGTTCAGCAATACGGTCTTTGCGCCAGCGTGTTCCTTTCCAACGTTGGAACGTCTTTGACTATTACGCTTGGTGATGCTTGCGTCCCTGGAGCTTTGGCCGGAGGTGCGTTCTGTGCTGTTCCGACTTGGGCTAATGCTGGATTCGCGGCTCTTATCTGCGTGTCATTTGGCGGATCGTTGGGTGCGATTTCCTCGACAGGCTACATGACAGCGTTCATGAAACATGGAATGTAAGAAAAAATTAGAAGCATATCTGGATAGGCATTTTGGGGCGATGAGCCCCAATTTGCCGACCAGAGTTCTTCTATGTAGAGATTGCAACAAAGTCAGATCTTTGAAACAACTTGAAAAAGGGGTATGCCACGGCCATAGGCTTGTTTTGGCTAGAAATTCAAAATGGAACTTATTGAGAATAATGATCCAGATGTAAAAAGAGTTTGTGTTGGCATTCCCTTAAAAGGGCATACGCCTCCAGACTCTTACCATGATCGAGTCTTAATGTCTTATTTCATGGGTGCCAAAGAGATGAAAGATCACTATGAAAAAGTGAAGCCAAGATACGAATTCATTTGGCTTGGAGTTGGCGAGATATTCGTTCCGTTCGCTAGAGAGATGTTGGCTGCAAAGGCATTGGAATACAAATGCGATTATCTTTTCATGGTAGATGACGACATGATGGCTCCGGTTGATCTCTTTTATAAATTGGTTAAGCATGATGTGGACATTGTCGCTCCTTTGGCGTTTACTCGGAATCCTCCTCATAAGCCAGTTATGTTTAAAACCATCGAAGGATATGATCAAGTTGTCGGAAAGCCTTACTCAATAAATACGACAGTCTTGAATTATCCGAAAGACAGGTTAGTTGAGTGTGATGCCGTAGGTTTCGGTTCAGCTTTGATCAAGATGGAAGTTTTTAAAAAGATGTCTCAGCCCTGGTTTATGGGTTCAGTAGGAACCGGAGAAGATATTCATTTTTGTATTGCAGCGAAGAAATTAGGATTCAGGGTTTTCATGGACACGGCCACTAAGTTAGGGCATCTTTCAAAGCCAGTAATAGTAACAGAAGAATATTCCGAACACTTTAATAAATTGAATCAGGAAGAAAAGGACAGGTTCTACGGAAAATATGAAAAATACGCTCCAACAGATACGATCAAGCCGGAGGTGAACTAATGTCACTTTCGACTATTATCATCCCAACTTTTAATAATAGAGAATATCTTGAACCGTGTATTATTTCTCTCGTGAGACACTCGTCTACCGGAGGACTTTTCGATATTCTCATTATAAATAACGGAGAAAAAGACTCCGTTCCCGATTACGGAAAACAATTCGGATTATCAAACGTAAGAGTTATTCACGCTGGTAAAAATTTAGGATGGGAAGGTGGCCTTAAATTAGGAGTTAAAGAATCTACTACTCCCTACGTCGTGTTTATGAACGATGACACATATATTCCCGTTTCTAGTACGGGCTGGTGTTATCAGATGTTGATGAATTTTGAAGATCCAATGGTAGCCGCTGTCGGTCCAAGCTCTAATTGTGTCATGGGATTACAGAATATATTCGTACCTGCTCCTATGGAATTATCTCTCGAAGTCAATATGTTAATTGGTTTCTGCATGATGGTTAAACGAGAGGCATTAGAAAAAGTGGGCGGGATTGATGATTCTATGCCAAACCACGGCGACGATCTTGATTTGTCTATTCGATTTAGAGAAGCGGGTTATAAATTAATTTGCAATCGTGGAGTCTTTGTCTATCATCATGGTTTCAAAACCGGACAGAGAGAATACGGTTCAGATTGGAATTCAATCTTGATGACAGAAAAGACTAATAATTGGCTTATTCGAAAACACGGATTAAAGACTTTTATGAAATATATGTTTAATCCTTTGGTAGATGGAAGCCTTCGCCCGAAAGTCTCGGACACAGAAGGAGATATTTGCCGGAAATACGCTAAAGGGAAGATACTTGAACTAGGAGTCGGCGGAGGCAAGACCGTAGAAGATTCTTTCGGAATAGACATTGTTCCCAAAGGAGAATACATTCCTGGACTTCCTGCTACAAAGTCAGTCGCAGATCAAGCCGTAGACATTAAAGATCCTCTTCCGTTCGGTAACGAGGAGTTTGATTGCGTTATAGCACGTCATTTACTTGAACATATGATCGACCCTTTGAAGGTTTTAAAAGAATGGACGAGAGTCATAAAACCAAATGGAAGGATTATTATCGCTGTTCCAAACGAAGAAATTAAACCGACCATACCACTGAATTTTCAGCACGTCCACGCATTTACTCCTTCGAGCTTGATAAACATGATGTATTACTTGGGATGGAAGTGCGAATTTATCGAAGATCCTAAGAATTATATTTCTTTCGTTGGTATCTTTTCTAAAGGGGAAAAAGATGGATTTTAATAAGCCTAGAGTAGCAATCTATTATCATGTTTTAGACAAAACCGGAAGAAGGAATGACGGATGCCCTCTGTTCATAAACTACAACATGAGAAAGATCTTAGACGGGAATCCAGATCTTTCTAAGCAAGACGGTAATGTTCTCCATCTTTGGCCTGGTAATCATCCCGAAGACTACGGAAAGTTTGATTTAAATATTTGGGTTGATTACGGAGAAGACGCTTTAGGTCTTCCTTTAGATTGGTATCCACCGTCTCCTAATGCTTATTGGGTTTCAGATGCTCACATTAACGAAGCCGCTTATAAGTATAGGATGGAAACTGCGAAGCGTTTTGATCATGTATTCGTAGCCCAGAAAGAATTTATAGAACAATTTGTGAGGGATGGAGTGGCCGCCCAAAAGATTCATTACCTCCCTCACGCTTTTGAACCTGATTGTTACAAACCGTATGAAATAATTAATAAATGGGATTGGTGTTTCATCGGTCATCCGAATTCAATGCATAGAATTGATTTACTGGATCGGATGTGCAAAGAGTTTCCTAATTGGTATGTAGGTTGGAGGAATGCCGCCGTCCCTGGTTATAACGCCTTAGACGACATTGCCTATAAGATGTCTCAGAGCAAAGTCGGTGTTAATTATTCCGTTAATAAAGATCTAAACATGAGAACTTTTGAGACCATGGGTACTAAGACGTGTCTTTTGACCGATAGTATACCAGACCTTAATGATATATTTGAAAATGGAAAACACTTAGTTACTTTTAATTCCATAGATGAAGCCGTAGATAAGATGAGAGATCTTTTATCTAACGACGAAAAACGAATTTCTATCGCCAATG